TATTATACTACAATTTTGCTAATCTGTTATTAATCTCCTGCTCCATCGCTGCAGCAATTTTGCCCAAATTTTGCTCCATAACCTCTGCCAGCCTCCACCAGCGTTTTGCGTGATACCATGTTTGCCCCCTGCCACGTTCGTCTCCGATGACAAACTTGGCATATTCTACGTTCGTACCAACCCAAGCAATAGTCGGTGATTCAACCTCGGATGCTGCATCAGGGTTCCTGCCCTTTACCACGGACAGACTTTTGCCAAGTCGCATGGTACGGGTAGAAGGGCGATTATAGATCGATTGGTATGGTGGATAAGGTGGCACAAGTTCTAATGCCTTAAATACCGCTGCTTGCAATCCTTTCACTAGGATGCCTTCAAATGTTTCTTTACTTACCATTTTGCCTGTAATCACAATCTTTACCTGCATAGCTTATGCCTCAGCATTATTCTCCTCGTACCATTTTGCCCATTCTTGAATTTCTTTTAGGGATTCGCCAGATTGCTTCAACCAATTCGCATTGTGAATTGAATCCATGAAAACAAATTTCCCATTCGGTAAAAGACCCCAATATTCGTTATCTAAAAACGGAACAAAAGACTTTTTCTTTCCTCCCTTGTTTGGCGAAAATTGAACATAAACTTTGTCTATTTGCGTTCCCATGACTACAAATTCTTCTTCGTTTAAGCATCCAAAACCAGTCAAACATGATCCGACAATTCGACTGATCGGAACATAAGCTCTGAAAACTAATCTACCAAATTTTTTCGATGTTTCAAGATTAAGAGACCAAGATTCCAGTGCATTTCCCATTGTATAATCAATCCACGTTCCTTGCACTGGATATTGTTCGTCTGGAACTCCGTATAAATTAATACCTCGATATAATTGCAAATATTTTACGTTCTTCCATTTTTCGTTGCTTTTAATTATTTGATAAATAGTATTTTGAGTGTTTTCATACATTGCCATCAAAAATTGCAGCATATATTTCTCATTGGAAAATGTCCAAGCAGTAAATTCTTTTTTAAATAATTCTATAACGTCCCCAACGGTTTTCACACCATTTGTTTCTAAATTGCTTGCAATTGTCTTTAAAATTTCTTCTATTTTTTCCTTAAAGCCAAACATATTTGGACTATAAAAATATGTTTCTGTTTTGTTTAACCCCATCGAAAGAATTGTATCAATCTTCAATTTTTTTGAAATTCCTTCTTCCAAATCCCATTTTATTTCTGCCCAATTATATTTATCGAAATTTAATACACTTGCTTCAGGTTTCCATCGGCCTTTCTTAGCCTTTGCATCTATATTTTCCAAAATTTTCTCCCACCAGTCGCTTAAACTCTTTTCACCCCAAAAAATTTTATGGAGACTCTGCTGGAAAGGAGTAAATCTCGACTGGAAAATTTCAGAAGCTCTTTTTTGAATTAAAGAAGGTAAGAATGAGTAATTAGAATCTAATGCCCAACTCGAAATAATTGTCGATATACCATAATAATCTAACGGAAAACCCCACTTTTGCAAAATCTCTTGTAAATCTTTTGCTAAACGATCTTTTACTTTCGATGGATCAGCACAAATCTTTACATCATTTTTTAATACTCCAAATATCTGTTGAAAAATACGCCATTCCTTTAGTGAAATAACTTCATCTTTGCTAACATTCTTCCCACCAAATTCTGCACGTATTTTGTCTTCGTCCCAGTATTTTCTATTCAAATACGGATTATCTGCAAGCAGTTGTTCCCAGTGATCTAATTTGACTTCTTCTTGCAACTGCTGCAACGTCTCAGAAATCACAGGACGGATAATACAACGACAATTGACATGTGCTGGTGGGGCGAGAATGCCTGGGGCAAATTCTTCGTCCAACCCCACCTCTTTACCGTCCAACACTCCGCAAATCGGGCAAACCTTTTCATCGACTGCGGTGTACCAGCGTTTTTTGTTGACAATCTCAGATTGTCGCCAGACTGCCAAATTGTTTTCCGCATAAATGCGGGTCGACTCAGTCATCGCAATCCGTCTGGCTCTGGTTTTGTCAAATAAATTCGTTGCAACAAGTTGGTCTACCAACCAATCAAACGGTTTTCCCGTAGCAATCCAGCGGTCGAAAATCCCTCCTACCTGTAATCTAGCAGTCGAACTGGTAAGTTTAACCTCTTTAAACATGTATTCAGTCAAAAAACCACTAATCCAGGGGTCATAATGATCTAGAGAAATCTCTATCGATGGGTTGCTAATTACCATCGACAATCGGCTCTTACCACGTAATTTCTCAAAGTATTTGTCCAGATAGTTGCGCCAAATGCGCTCTATCTGTAATTCCCAAAACTCATCGTAGTTCATTTTGCTGCTTGCGCTGGTCTTTTAGCCACCGAATCAGTTCTTTCTTGGTTTTGTCCAATTCCTGTTCCCAGAATTCTTGCAACGGTTCTAAGAACAAATCTTGGTTGCGCTGGTAGAATTCTTCCAGCGTCATCGGAACAAATTCATCGGTGTCTTCCGACAACGCTCTGCGCTTACCCAGCATAACCGTTTGCGATTTTTGCCCTTGCACAACGGTTCGCTCGTCCTCTGGAAGGTCTTCCAAGTCTAAATACCGCCGAAATTCGTTGAACGAAATAACCCCGTTCAAACAAGCCTGCAACAAAACCCCCAGAGAATCGGAGTAATCCTGCTGCAGTACCACAACCTCGCCCCAATCCCATTCGGATGTGACACCAAATTCGGACAGCAATTGGTTGTCCAAAACGTCTTTGAGGTCTTCTAATTGTGGTATCAGCACATGGATCCAGAACGATTTCAAAGCCTGCTCGTAATTGCTGTAAGTTGACCTATCCAGACCTGTCGGAAGGTTCAGCAAAATGGGTGAAACACCAAATACCGCACTAATGCGAGATTCGATCTTTTCTTGCAATGCCTTAAAATCTAATTCGTCCAGCGAAAACCCGATGCGCTGTACGTCTGCATCCGCATCCAACACCGCTGGAGTCGTCCAATTTTGGATACCCCCGTAATTATGGCTCCACCGCTGACGCAATTCCTCGGCTCTGGACTGCGGAATGATACCTTTTACTTTTAGCACAATTGGCGGAACACCCCCAGATTGGATGTATTGCGACTGGAATTTGGTCAACGCATTGTCTAGTTTGACCAATGGATATACCACGGACAACGGAGACATAGACCCTAATGGATTTAGAGGGTCATAGGAACGGAAAACCACCAGATCCTCCGACTGGAAAACCAACGCTCCCGTTGGCGCGTGGTAATCCCATACCACTTGGTCTCCCTCTACCCTTGCAACAAGCCAATCAGGTCGCAATCGCCACAAGCCGATGGGTTTGCCGGCATTGGTACGTATCTTTTGCCATGCGCTTCTACCAAACAAATTAAGGTCTAAAATAATCTGCTTCCACAGGTCGGATTGGTTCATCCACGCATTCGGAGTTTGGATTAGCTTGGCTGCTGGGTGATCTTCTACTAGTTTTCCGTTCTGGAAAATTTTCAAATTTACCTTGCCAGCAGAGTTTGCTTTGAAATTTACCGCCGCATGAACCAGCGGATTGCTGTAATACGTGTCCCGAATCATCTGTTCCGTGGTTGGAGTATCTGACCAATCCCACGAAATAAGTGGAACAAGCATCGAAAACGGATAAGACTTGGTTATCCAATTACGAATGCGGTCAAACAGTGCCATCTTACCTCCTATACGTAAATGCCGACACCTGTTTTGACTTGGTGCAATGCTAAAGCAATTGCTGCCAACGCATCTGACAAGTGTCCAGATCCAAAAACATTATCCATCGTGCAGTATTTCAATTCATCATACAGCCATTTTATGTACGGAAACACCACCTTGCCATTCTGAATCCACACAATCGCACGGGAAAGCAGCTCTTGTCGGTCTCGTCCGACCATAATAAATGGCTGGACTGCGGTGGTGAGATACTCGTTTACCACGTCTCCCAAGCCTGTACCATCGTGAGTGCTGGCTACGGGCTGGTAAAGCTGGTTGACGTAGTCTAATCGCTCCAGCATCAGTCTCCACGGCTGTTGGTTTCGGCGCTCGAAAGTGACCAATTTGAACGGATCGCAATCTATGCGGATGGTAACAATTACCGTGTAGTCTTGTTTGCGTGCCCAGTCTGCCCCTGTTACGTACAAGCCATTAGGGTCGGGTGGCTCTATTTGGATAAACTGGTTGAGTGCACCCTCGTAGTATTCTTCTCGCAATGCAAATGCTCGCTGTAGCACCTCATCGGAAAACACTCGATTTTGAGGTGCTGGTTCTTGCAGTTCGTATTCGATTTCCCACATTAAATCAGGAATTTCGTGCTTTTTGCGTTCAATTTCGGACTGGGACAACCATCCATCGATGGGGTTCGAGGTCTCCTTGTAGCACCATTGGTACACTGGCCAACCCCGTTCCCTTGCGCGATACATAATTTCCGACATGGTTCCAGATGGATTTTGCCAAGTGCTCGATAAAACCGTGTTTGCGGCGATGTTTCGGCTGGCTAATGTTTGCCCTAGTGCTGCATCTAGCACTTCCAGATCCATCTCGTCAATTTCGTCCATGCGCAATCGCTGCGGATGGGGTCCGCGTACACTGCGCTGGCTTGCCATAAGTGCTTGGATGGAGTTTCCACCCAAGAATTTCGTCTCCGTTTGGGATGGGTCGCTGCGCAATAGATACTTCGGCGCAGTGGGAAGGTCTAGAAAATGCTGGATGTATCGGTGCACACGCTTGGACTGCTCCCCTGAACCCCCCAATATGGCCACATTAGCTTTGTGCAAAATGGCTTCCGTCAGTCCTAATACCGCCAACAAGAACGATTTCCCGCCAAAACCCCTGGACGCGTGCCAAACTTGGATGCTGCTGCGCGCAAAAAACGCATCGCAAAACGCTTTCCACGGAGACACGTGTTCCTCGCACACGGAAACCTTCGGAATGCGCACTCCCCAGGCGTACCAGAGGAACTTTTCCAGACTTTCCTCGGTCTGGATGGGCAAAACGAACTTTATCCACTGCTTACTCTGGGGTCTCTCCATGCCCATTGCCGTTCGGTGGAAGCAAAAAGGAATCAGACACCACCGCACTTGGGGTGGTGTCTTGAATAATCCAAACAGAATTTACATGGTCAGGTGCTACCGTGGACTGTAACAAGGTCTGCTGTTGGATCTGGATCCACTCTAACACCAGATTAGCCCACTCCCGCGTGCTAATTGTTAGCACAATCTGGTCAGAGGGGTCGTCTGGATGGCGTGGTAGGATCGCTTTGCCATAGGTCATCAGGTCTACCAGCGATTGCAACACTACCTGGAACCGCCTCTTACGCCCCGATGGCGTCATTATTTTACCTTCCATCAGCTCGTTCCAAAGGTGGTTCCAGACCCGATCGCTGATTTTTCTACGCTCTTTGGCCATGTTGGACTAGGTGTTTACCCTTCCAGACCTTCGTAGTAGAGCATTTCTGCCCACTCGTCTTCGGTCATTGTACATTCGTCGCCCATTTTCTGCTCCTTCCGCAATTGCGGGTGGCGGATTTGCACCGCCTGGAATGGCGTCTGTGTGTCTGTGCACTGGCTTCACCCTGTCATTCGCCCAGGTAACGGCTCTGTCCGGCACACAGCATCGCGGTCCCTGAGACCCTGACCCGCACATGTTAATTATACCTTAATTTATCACTTAATTCAACTCAATTTTCGGATAAAAACCCTAGTTTGTGAATTAATTCACAGCTTCCCCGATGAAATTGGCTATTTTTATAACTTTTTAAAACACATGTATTGTTTCGTTTATTTTCCAAAAATTTTTAAAATGCCTTATCCCATTGGGGTCATCGGGGAACTAAAATTTTTCCCGTTTTTCCCAATTTTTCAACAAGTCGGGAAAATCCCCGATGAGATTTGTATTTCATCGGGGAAAAATTTAATCATCCGCTAATCTTGTAGATTAAAGTGCTAGATTTTCTTAGAGTTTTATAGGATTTTAATCTTCATGAAATGTTTTTTTCATTTAAAATCACCTCATGCTAGAAAACCTCGTTGATGCTCTGCTTACCGAAAAGAAAATGCTTGTTTGGATCCCGCCCGGCATGGGTAAAACCTCGCTGGTTATAGAAGCCTTGTCCAATTTACTGCCTCAATCCGTACTTATCCTCGCTCCCCTCAGTTTACACACTTGGTGGCATCGCAATTTAGAATTTTGTCCGCATACGGCAACCGTGGAATCGTACGATTCCAGTTATACAGAAGTCCATGCAAAAGTGCTAGTCTGCGATGAGAGCATCCTAATAAAGAACCGCAAAACGCAGCGCTATCAGCGTCTATTCCGCTGGGTGGAGCAAAACAAGCCAGAGTACATTTGGCTGCTTTCTGGCAATCCGATTTCCAAGTACGCTGACGACCTTTGGGCACAGTTGCATTTGCTGTATCCGCGAAAGTATCGGTCTTATTGGCGTTTCGTAGCAGAGCATTGCTTAATGTACCAAGATCAATGGGGTGTTCACATTTACGATAACAAATCGTCCCTGGAAGAATTGAAAAGTTTGCCACACGTGCTATATTCCGATACCATCTATCCAGACAGCAAAGTGCCCGACTTGCAATTTTACGAGCACAAGGTAGAAATCGATGCCGGCACCTGGGAAGTTTGTCGGCAAGCATACAAGCAACTGGTTTTAGCCTCGCAGCGCTTACCGAACGCTATGGCGGCAACCATCCGCATAAACCAGTTGTTGTCCGACCCGCAGATCCTGGGGCAAAATCTACCGCGCTGTAAAGTGGAGTACCTGTCCCGCTGGCTGCAAACAGCGGAAAAGCCTGTGGTAGTGTTTACATCTTACAAGATCGACCTAGAAAAGCGAATGGAAGCCGTCCCAGGGAAAAAGTTGTTCCTGCACGGAGACGTTCCGCCAGAAAGCAGGCAGTTTATCGTTGACAGAATCAACCGTGGAGAAGTAGACGTGGCGTTTTTCACCCCTGGGGTGGGAAGATTTGGGTTTAGCTTGCCCGATGTTCCGAATTTGGTGTTTTTGGACTTGCCCCTTATCTACGACCACTTTTTCCAAGCCGTGTACCGAGTGCGTCGGTTGGGGTCGTCTAGGGATTTGAACCGAATTCATATTTTGCTGTCTAATTTCCCTGTAGAAATTCGACTGTGGACGCTGCTACAGCGCAAAAGTAAGTTTTCGCTGTGGGATTTAATTCGCGAAATGCTATCTGTCGATGTCCGCACATCGGTGGAAGAACGATATTAATATACGGAGGTGTGCCATGTCAGAAGATGCTAACACCATTTTGGATACCTTAATTGCCGGCCTAGAAGAGGTCTTGTGCGATTTTCGGCTGCTGCGACGGTCTTCCGTCAACAGCGGAGAGAAACAGCGGTCTATCCGCAGATCGCTGGACAAGGTGGATCGCTTGTCTAGGGAGACCAAGCAAAAGTTCGGCGAAGACCCCTGGGATGAGGATTTTCCTTACTGCAAGTTTTGTTAGGGAACTTTAATCGAACACTAATATTATTTTAAGGTATTTTTACAGAAACATGCTATACTATAAGCATAAATTTGAAATCATTTCAAAACAAGAAAGGAGATTGAAAATGAACGTGATAATTAGGATCAAAAAATCGGAGATTGAACCAGCCCAAACAGTGAAGATTCATCGTTTTAATCCTCGGGAAAATTCCTGGGATTTGATCTGTTCCGAGTGTATTCGGGATGCTGGAATCACTATAGAAGCAGAAGAAGGTGATATTATTCGTGCTACACAGCGCAAGTTGAATGGTGAGTTTCGATTTGCTGAATTTTACCATGTTCACAATGGTTTTGCAAAAGTAGTAAATTACGCAGAATCGCTGCATCTCCGCAAAGAAGCAATTCTTCAGGTTAATCCGCAATTTGATCCTTATCAACTAGTAGAATGGGGAGAATTTACAGCCGCTAGGATGTACGATGCCCAAAAAACTTTGATTGAGCATAAATTAGAATTAGCAGAGTTTCTCCGCCGAACGGCCGATCAACTTGAATCAGATGATGTCAACGGATTTTTCCTTCCAGATTGGCGGGAATTCGTCCAAGAAATTGCAAAGTGGAATAGCATTATTGAAGCCGACCAATGGAATTGGGCTTATGCAGCAGGGATGTTCCACCGTCAAGAAGCAGTAGAACGAGCTTATCGAGCTTGCCAAGCCTAGCTATAGGGTTCTCCTCCGAAATGGGGTCTCTCGAAAGAGAGACCCCTGTTTTTTGTTCTGTTGGGGGGAACATTAATTGAATTCTAATCAAACACTAATCTTATTTTAAGGTATTTTTGCAAAAACGCGCTATACTAAAAGCATAAACTATACAAGAAAGGAGTCCGAAAATGCGTGAAACAGTAGATAATAAAAGCCTTTTTTCAACTATCGTATATTTTCCAGATTCTAAAACAGCCGTACAATTTTCTAATGCTATTCGCAGACGAGGATATAGAGTTCATCGGCAAGGTCATAAAGTATATACTACTTTGAAGCCTTACGAGGTTTCAGTCATCCTAAAGGACTGGTCAAAAAACAGAGGGTCACTTCCGTGGACTAATATTGTATCATAAAGGAGGCATAAAATGTACCAAATTAAATCCCCGAAATATATAAAAGTGAGTGGTCAAAAAGTTCCTTATCGGGTTGTTACTTATTGCACTGATGCAGGTGCGGAATTCCTCGATCTTTATCAATATATGTGTCCAGAAGGCGTTGATTCATTCGAGGTGGAGCAAACATTAATTCAAAAAGTGATCGGAGAAGATCGTTATTACCGTAATAGGAGTGTGTGGGAGCAAATTTGGTTTCGTCCAGTAGAATCTTTTACTGAGGATAATTTGTAGCTACCAATAAGGCAAGTCGGTTGTGGTATTCACTCAGTCGGCTTGCCTTAATTATTGTAACAGGAAGGCTAAAAATGGATAATTTATTAGATCAATTTATAGAATTATCAAAAGAATACTCAACGGTTCAAGCCATGAACGAATTAATAAAATTTCATGGCTTGGAAGGCGTTGAAAAATTTTATGAACTTGCAAAAAAGGACTGGAACAACTATTCGACTGCTTTCATTAAATTTGAGTTGGAATTAAAAAACTACAAGAAATCCTTAGAACAGAAAAAGGAATATAAGCCGAAGAAGCGGAAGAATCCTTTGTCGATTTATAATGTTTCTATTGTAATTGTAAAAGGACATCCGGAAATTTACTGTGATGGTTATCTTTTACTTGAAGATTTAGAACCAGAACAAGTTCAAAAGTGGTATTCTGAAAAAATTGATCGGTTACCAATAAAAGAAATTTCTTATGAAAGTATTAAGATGCTGTATCCAAATGCAGACACGTATGAGTTTGCTAAATTTATAAGGTATGAAAAATTAGGAAAATTCATGGTGGCAGTTTTGAAAAATGAATATAACGAAGTTTATTTGAATGATGAATATTATCTATTCTTACATGAAAAAAATTATCAATTTAAAATTCCAAAAATTTGCAGTGAACGGACACCTGTTTTGCTTTATCGTAATAATAAATTAGTTGGAATAATTATGTCTATAACAAAAAATGAATAAAGGAGATGAAAAAATGAATAGCATAAAGCATCAAATTTTAAATGTTATCAGTCGGGAGTGGGGCTATGAGACCCTGCAGAAAATCAAAACTGGGGTTAGTCTGAAAACCGATTCCCCAGAAATGGGGGCTTATAACTTGACTTTGGCGCGGGTTGTTGGGGAGCTAGAGATCACCCGCGAAAATGCAGCGGAGACTTTAGCGCTTTTGCTGGGGCTAGACCCAGTTTCATATAAAAACCACAAAAACGCCCGGCTTTATACACCAGGCTATTCTGAAGCATGGGACGTACTTCAGAAAAAGATTGATGAGTGTCTGGTTTTTCTTCCGCCTGACATTCTTGACAATGACTTGCGACGTCGCAAGTTTCGCAATGCCGCTCGCGAGTCTGACCACATTTGGTGGACACTGGACGGGTCATTTAAGCTTAAGATCTCCCGCCCGGAGCGGCGAGACCGCTGGCATCTTACGATCGGATACATGGGAGAGACAGAGGTGAGTTTTGATTACTTCAGCATCGGGCATCTGTCCGCTCGCGCCATCAAGGTTGATCACTTGGTATCCTGCGCTAAGGATGCCCTGGTCATCAATTTACTATTTACCCACGCAGACGATTATCCGTGCCGCAACCCAGATTGTCATCTTACTCGCGGCATGGCCACCGAGATCGTGCTAGATTTTGAAACCAACCATTGGCGCTTCTCAAATTGGCGATTGGGTGTCCAGCGATTATGGCACCAGTCGTCATCCTATCAAATTCGGGTTGGGGATGTAATCGCCACAGTCAAATACGACACGGATTCTTACCGTCCGACCCTACCAGACGATGTTACCCTACCCAACTGGATGGGCAAATTACAATTCAACTATCCCATCAAATGGGTCGAGGTGTCCGATGACCGTGCGTATGGGCGTATTGACGCATGGAATCCGGTTTTGGAAGTGTTCCACCCCGATCATTACACTGGTTTATTGTTTATTGGCACCAACCCCAATAATTATGTGGAGTTTAAGCAAGTCGAGGGAGAAACTTACCAAACCAACAAATACCGAGATTAAAGGAGGCAAATAGCATGAAAATTATCAATTTAGCCCACCCACTGACAACCCTACAACTAGAGCAGATCCAGGAATACCTGGATCTTGCTTTTAGTGGCGAGAAAATTGAAAAGGTTTTGCATATTCCTTTTAAATTCAAAGTGGACGAACCATTCGAACCACAAGTCGAAGAGTTGTTACAGCAAATTCCCGATGAACCGTGTATTATTAACCCCCCGTCTTTAAACCTTATCGCTTGGCTGGTGGCATCCCGTCTCAAAAGACGCGATACCAAATATTGGATTATCCGTCTTAAGAGGGTGGATGGCGATCTGATACGGTTCGAACTGGCGGAAATTATAGAAGCATAGGAGACCAACCATGAGCGAGTTCGGAGAAAACTTTATCCAAGATAAGTCCATATTGCACAAAATATCGATTATCCAGGATTTTATCTTGTCAACTTACAAGTTGTTTGGACACGTTCCAGAGATTGTAATTCTGGCGTGCCAGCATATTGTCGAGGAATATCCGCAAGAATGGTATCCTGCATGGGTGAGAACTATCGCCAACGCATCCAAATTTAGCTCCTGGGACGACCTGATGCAGGACGTGGTTTACGACATCCAAAATCAGCGGTCGTTTTCTGATGGGATAAGAGACTTATGAGAATTTCCGTATCTCGGCTGGCAACATACAATCGTTGCAAATTCAAGTATTATTTTCGCTACATTCAACAGATCCCATCCGAGCCATCCGAATGGATGCAAATCGGGATAGAAGGCCATGTCTTGTTAAGCAATTACATCAGGGAAGGTACATGGCTGGATATTCCGTCCACCCACCGTTGGGAAGTGCTAAAATCCATCCGTTTCCCAGAAGATTGGAATTTTCTAGCAACCGAAATGGAATTAGAATGTTCGATTGTTCTAGGGGGAGAAGCAGTTGTCCTGACGGGAATTTTGGATGCGGTGTACACCGACAGCAACGGAGACCTGTGGGTGCTCGACCATAAATTTTCCAACAGCAACAACGCATTTTACGAGTATCTTATGTCCCCACAGGGGTGGGTGTATGCCTATCTTTATTCCGAGAACTTTGAACAAGACGTTGCGGGGTTCGTGGTAAATTACATCAACATTGATTTCAAAAAATCGATGTTGAAATATATGTTTTACCGCAACGTGTTCGAGAGCGGCTGGAAAAAAGGTTTACTGAAAGAATTGGATTTGCTAATTCCAGAAATGTTGTATTGGGATGAGCAAATGCAACGTGGAATCTTACCTTATCGATCAGTGCAGCGTGATTGTATTTATTGTGAATACTTGCGACAATGTATAAATTCTTACCATTATAAGTGAAAGGAGTCAAAATGTTCAAAAAATTCAACCCTGAGTCAACAAATTACAAATTTTTGTTTTATGGCGAGTCTGGGGTCGGGAAAACCAGATTAGCCAGCACCTTTCCAGATCCGATCTATTTGGACACGGAAAAAGGTCTGGCCAGCGTTGTTAAGCCTGTAGATTTTGTGCCGATTGAATCGGCAAGGCAAGCATGGCAAGTGCTGGATGAGCTGAAACGAGACACGGAGCACCAGACAGTCGTTTTGGATAGCTTGACAAAGTTTCAACAAATCCTAATTGAGTCGACCATCGTAGATTACCCAGGGGTCAAACGGACATACGACCTTGTTCCGACGCTGGGAGACTACGGAAAGATACTGTTCGAGCTAAACTTTTTCCTAAATCAGTTGTATAACTTGAGAAAACACATTGTTCTCATAGGTGTAAACACCCAAAAAGCATACGACGAGGATATTATTCAACCTGCGCTGACGGGAAAGATGACTGCAAAAACCGTCTGCGCAGCGATGGATATTATCGCATTTACCACAAAAATCCAAAAAGAACAGGAGGTGGTTTATCTGACGATATTTAACCTAGCAACCCATGTCACCAAAGATCGGACGGGCAAATTGCCTGTCGCCATTCAGGATTGCACCTGGGACAAAATTTCAAATTATTTATTCGGAACAAATGGAGGTTAAAAATGGATACGGAATTAGATCTAACTCGAAAAAGTCGATCTGTTTTAGAAGAGGGAGAATATACCGTTATCCCAGTTGAATTCTCTCTGTATCAAGCTACTACAACTAGTTTACGTGCAGTTTTCTACAGTCCAGATGCCGACAACCTTTTGTTTGATTATTTTGGATTGTCAGATCGAGCGCGGTGGAAACTCGATAATTTGCTTGATGCACTTGGATTGCCTGGTGAAGGAAAAATTACAATTTCAAAATTGAGTGAATTAGCATTAAGTAGAAAGTTTGCAGTCTTAATTACAATAGACATGTACAATGGTCGGAAGGTAAATCGGATCGGGTCGTATTTGTATACCAAAGAGCTGACTGATCAAGATAAAGTGCTGCAACTTACTGCTAAAGATAGATGGTCTCAGATGAAACTTAGAGGGGAAGAAAATATTGGTGAGATGGGAAATGTATTGTTGGAAACTAAAAATCAAGTAATTGACGACATCCTGAAAAATTTATAAAAGATGGGTGGGCTTTCATGCCCACCCTCTAAGTTGGAGGCAATATGAGGATAATCGGTGTTGATCTCGGTTTACAGACTGGTCTTGCATTGGCAGAATACGATGCTTCTACTGTTAGATATTTTACTCTTTGCTATCCTAGTGACTTGGCTTTGGAATGGGTTAAGAAAAACGGATTTGAGTCCTTTCTAGTAATGGAAGATTTTCCGATTTTGAAATCTGCTAAATTGGTCAAAGTATGGCTGCTTGAACTGTTGAAAGATTATTGCAAGGACGGAACATTGGTGCAGCCAGCGAAGTGGAAGCAAGGAATACGACCTTTTAAGCATCTAATTCCAAAACGTCAAACCCGACACGAATGGGATGCGCTTGCAATGACTGCGTGGGCGTACGCTAAATTGCATTATCAGAAAATATGGGAATTGTCATGGGAAGAATGGAAATTTAATGATGAGAATTGAAATATGGGAGATTTGATTCCGTCACCAGACCCTTATGACAAAGCAGTTGTCATCGACGTTGAAACCACAGGTTTGGAATGGTGGAAAGAGAAATTAATTGGAGTTGGAATGTATTTCGTTCCTACTTATCGACCGTTTTACCTTTTCGAGACTACACCAGACCAATGGGTTGAGTGGGTGTCCAGAAACTTACATTTAGACTACATCGGACATAACATAAAATTTGACTTGCATTTTTTGCATCTGCCACCCGATTTGGTTTGGCAAATGAAACTATGGGATACGATGGTAATGGTGCACCACTACGATTCCCGTCTTGAGAAAAACCTTGTGGAAGTTGAAAAAGTTTTTCTGGGCACTGATACCAAAGAACAGATCTTGGCAGAAGCGAAAAACAAACGAATTCATACTTGGTCGCGGGAACAAGTGGCTAAATACGGAATAAACGATGTACAGATAACATGGGAAATTTTTGAGCGATTAAATGAAATTTTGCAGTCTGAACCGTTTAACTTTTCGCTGGTAGAAAAGGACATGAAATTTTTGAAACTTATTTACCAGATGGAACGAGATGGCATCCGATTAGACGAGGAAGGTGTCCGCAAAGCCATCCCATTGGTAGAGCAAGAAAGAGCAATGCTAGAAGAGCAGTTTTTCGAAGCAGTCGGTAAACGGTTCAATTGGCGCAGCGCAAGGCAATTGTCCAAAGTGTTGTATGACGACATGGGTTATCCACGACCTGTTAATCCTTTTGTTGATCCATTAACAGGAATTGAAATAGGCAGAAGTCAACAATCAAAAAAATACAATTCTACAATGGTATCTTCTTCGCTTTTAGTAGAAAAAGTAAATCATTCTCTAGCAAAGGCAGTATTAAAACTGCGTGAATTAGACAAATTACAAAACTCATTTGAGAATTTATTAAACTATAGCCATAACGGAATTATTCATTCGAATTTTAATCTTACGGGAACTAAGACAGGTAGACTCTCATCGAGTAAACCGAATTTGCAAAACTTATCTGACGAATACCAGACATTTTATTTTTCTCAAGCTAATACAGATTCAACTTTCAATAGTACAGAGATACAACGCAAAGAAGAATTTAATGTTCGTCGATATATTGTTCCATCCCCTGGGAACATTTTCATCTCGACGGATTATAAACAAATGGAAATCCGTATGTTTGGGGTGTTATCACAAGATTCTAATATGTTGTCATTATTATCGGAAGATGTGGACATCCATGCTCAAATTGCGCAACGGATTTGGGGGACAGTGACAAAAGCAAACAGGGATTGGGCGAAACAAATTAGTTTTGGATTAATTTATGGTATGAGCACAAAATCATTGCAACTACGACTAAATTGTTCATTTAAAGAAGCAAAAAAGCTCATGCAGGACTATTGGGGTGCTTTTCCATCGCTTAAAACTTGGTGGAATGGAGTAGTTAAAGAATGTGAGAAAAAAGGTTATCTGCGTTACTGGAGTGGCAGGCTGTGGCGAGAAGATGATTTATCGAAAATGTATCGTGGGGTAAACGCATTAATTCAAGGCGGATGTGCAGATTTGTTGTCTATTGCAGTTTTGCGCTTATATCGGTGGATTACACAGAACAATTTGCCCATGAGAATTGTCAACTTAATTCATGATGAAATTTTGTTAGATGCTCACCATGATTGTCTAGAATATCTTGATGAAGTTCAAGAAATCTTAGAAGTGAAAGACATTTTCGGAATTCCATTTATCACGGAAGCAAAAGTTGGAGAAACTTATGGCACACTTCACGCTGTCAAATCCTGACCCGAAAAGTCTTATAGCTATATTTTTTCCTAATCGTGGATATTATTCGATTGCGAAATATCAAGCATCTAAACTAGCTTATTATCCGCAGTCTGGTGATCTTACACCTGAATTAATTATGCAACATTTGAACGGAGAGCTTACATTAGCTATTTCCGCATTGGGAGATGATGGAACTGTCAAGTGGATGGCATTTGATTTTGATGGATCAATTGATCAATGCACAAAAAATGCGCAAAAACTGCAGGGATTTTTACGAGACAGGGGAATTCCGTCTTATTTAGAATTCTCTGGCAAAAAAGGCTATCATGTTTGGATTTTTCTAGAAAAATCATTGGAATCTTATTTAGCTATTGCATGGATGCAATCTATTTTAAAACTGCTGCATTTTCCAACAAAAGTCGAACATTATCCTAAGCAAGCATGGGTTCCAGGACGTAAAGGCAATGTAATCAAAATGCCCTTTGGATACCATCCCATAACTCACGCCCGATGCAATTTCGGGGAATTCGATTCTGCAGGCAAGTTTATTCCGTGGGAAGAATGGGATTGGGAATTTTGTCCAACAGAAAAATTACAGATCAATCTCGATAACTCTATTGTTGATTTAATAGTAGATTTGATTGCACCACACTGGGTAGAAGGAATAAGACATGATTTTGCGTTGGCACTTTCGGGTTTTTTGCTGAAAACAGGGTGGACATCGGTGCAAATTTTCGAGTTAATTCAAAGAATTTGTGCTCGAACTAATGATACAGAAATTGAAAATCGTCTCGGATGTGTAAAAGACACAATAGAAAATTACAACCGTGGTGATCAAATCGTAGGATATAGTATGTTGGCAGATTTGCTGCCAGCATTGAAGTTGAAAGATTTGGTAGTTTTGGCATTTGACGCATTGCCACTACAACATATTCAGTTGATAGATCGCATCCGTATTGACCGCATCCCAGCATTTTTAAAACTACGTAGATCAGTGCAAATTATTTATAGCTACTTGAAAGACAACGGAAATCTTTTCCGCAATGCGGAAAACGATCTTTGCTATTGGATGACTCCTGATAATTACATTGTAAATACAGAAGATTCTTGGTTTCGATATTTTCTATACAAAGAATTTGGCATCGGCAACGATGAATTTGGCAAACAAGTTTACAGAGACTTAGATATACTGATCAGAAATGAATCGGAAAAGAAATCAATCTACCTTCTATCGCATTGGGACGTAAAAGCTCAGAAATTGTATGTTAACCCTGCGGGGAATAAGGTATTCATATTGGATGGTGATACTATTCAAGAATCTTATAATGGTAAAGAAGTATTTTTTCATACGCGCATAATGCAGGAAATCCACTGGGACTGGATTCCGCAAAATGTTTGGGAATTTTTGACTTCAGATTTATCTTTCCAAAGTTCCCAAATTGCATTAGCAGAACCAGAAGAACAAGAACAATTGCTGCGGTGCTGGATTTTAAGTTTATTTTTTCCTGAATTAATGAGAACGAAACCTATCCTTACCATAATGGGCGCCCCTGGGTCTGGTAAAACTACTGCTATCAGGAGAATTTTGAAATTAGTAGAACACCCAGACGCGGACGTATTAGAGTTTGTTTGGGATAAGCCAGACGCCCTACGATCATCTTTGGCGAGTCACAAAATTTTGACTCTGGACAATCTAGAGGGAACAAGGTCGCATTGGCTTGCGAATATTTTGGATTCTATCGCCACTGGGTCGACCATCGAACTCCGAAAATTATATCATACCAACGAGACTTACGTTATCCGTCCAAATTGTTTTGTTGCTATAACTGCAGTCAGTTTAGACAACATGAACGATGCATTCTACGACCGCATTTTGCCCATCGATCTAACACGGATAAACCACCCAAAGCCAGAATACATTATCCAGCAAGCAATCCAGCAAAACTGGGTCAACCTTTGGTGTGACTTGCTGGATAAATTGAACCAGGTGGTTCGGTGCATTCGGGAGAACTCAGAACCAGAGACCGTTCCATTGCGTATGGCAGATTTTTCCCGTTTGGTGGGGGCAATAGAAGGAATTTCGCCAGAGGTGGTACAACAAGACTTGGCACAGTCGGGTCTGCGGAAACTAGAAAAACGACAGTCTCGCAAATTATCGGAGCAAAGCCCCCTATTCCTTATCCTGTCTGACTGGGTTAAGCGATTTCCTCAACGGGCTTCGGAATGGACATCTCCAACTGCATTGTATCAAGAACTAATGTCATTTGCACGGATTAGAAAGTATCCGTGGAATTGGAAGACGGTTGTAGCATTTTCCAATCACTTTCGGTCAATAGAACAAGATTTGGAAGCAACCATAGGGGTGCAATTAAAGATGGACAGGGACGGAAATGGTAGATTGCGAACCTTTTATAGGTTTGGAAAAAATTTCAATACAGAGGAGAGCGAAAATGAACGAATTTCTGTATAGCCTGTTCACCCATTTAGCCAAAGAAGTGTACACATACAAGGATTCTTTCCCGCTATCCGTCGACGAACTGCGTTTTATGCGAGACCTAGTAGGAAAGTTTCAGAATGCGGACACCACAATTTGGCAAATGCTAATAGATTCTTGGATTGAATATATGGAGGAAGAAAATGTTGGCTGCTAAACCCCTACCGAAATTTTTTGTGCCCCCTGTGGTCTTGGTAATTTTAGCCCTCGGAATCGTCGCAGCATGGCCGAGGGAATTTACCCAACACGCATTAGAATCGCATTCTGAACAAACCTGGAATGCGGTGAGCATCTGGAATTATTTTTTGGATGACCGATGCTATCCGCAAATTGTCCCGTGTATGGATAGGGAGATCTGGGTTTGCCCAGACCCTTACAATTCAAAACGCCTTTTGGGTTTGGTGGTGTCTTCAGAAGGTCGAATTATAACAGGTTTTACCGCGCCACGGTCGTATTGGGAAAAGGTGTTTCAAAAATGTTTAGATCCAAAGCATTAATCAAACTTTAATCAAATTTTAAGATAATTTTCCAGAAAATAGTTTATACTATAAGCACAATATCAAACTATTTCAAATGAAAGGAGACTAAAATGAACAGCCAAAAAGACCAACAAAAAATTCTACGCAGATTTAAAATAGATGCTTCTTCTTTCGGGGAAATTTTCCAAAATCCTCTAAACTTTTTTGTTACCCTCCAACATTTCATGGACTTTTTTACAAAGTCCGATGCTGTAAAATACATGCCCCAGGATCTAGACAAAGAATTTGAACTAGGGGGATTGCAAATCCGAATGGTTAATGGAAGGAACATAACCCAATACGAGGGTGTCCTTGTTGCTTCCAATTGCAATGTATTCATCCAAGATACCCATGCAGTTTTGTATAAATGCACTGGATCCGTGTTCCAAAGTACAGTCTGGTGCTGGGAATGCAGTTTGCTTCTGCAGCGATCTTTGGCTACACTTTGGCAATCCAATGTTCAAATTATCCAATAAGGAGATTTAAAATGGCACATGAAATTTTCGGAAAACGGTTTTACGGTTTCCGTGTCCCAGCTTGGCACAAGCTGGGCACGGTCTCAACCGAACCCCTCCCCGCTGCGGAGATCGTGGCGGAAATGGACATAGACTTTCAAATCTGGGACTACGTGCTAGTCCCAGAAAACCGTCAGATCTCCTCGCAGTATCTCGAAACGGACAAACGTGCCATTGTCCGTGTTTCCAGCGAAGAAAAAGAAGTCATTGGTTTTGTGGACAAATTGTTTCAAATTATCCCACCCCTGCAAGTTGCACAAATTTGGGACTGGGTCACGGGGTGGAACCCCGAAACCCTATTCTTTACCCGCGACCGCATGGTAATAACCGCGGATCATGGACGAGTTGACTTGCTGGGAGAAGAATGGAACCAATATACGATTTTGTCTTTCCCTTACCGTCCAGGGGAATCTGTCCAAGTCCATGTCGCTCCAGTCCGGGTCGTTTGTATGAATACATACAAAAGTTCCCGGCTTCAGTCGAAAATGGATTCTCGGATTCTACATTTTAACCTTACCCCAGAAAAGTTTACAAACTTTCTCGGAAGTTGGGTCGGAAGAATGCAAGACCTTTGGACATACTTTGAGGGATCCATCCAGAAAATGGCGGAAAAACCTCTCTCCATGTCCGAGTGGGATGAATTAACCAAAAACTTTTTCCAGACCCTCTTGCCAAAGTCTGACAATGCCCGCCGAATTGAAGAAATCGGCAAAATGCGCGAGGTCGGCACTGCAGTAAACCCCTCGTCAGTCAAGGGATGGCTGGATGCCGTCACCGAGTATTACGATTGGGCAAATTTGCACAAAGACAACACCCAAGCCATGCTGTTTGGGTCTCGCGCTGCCGCCAAAGAGCTGGCGTTCGAAATGGCTCTTGCGATGGTAGAAGCATAACCCTTTTTACCACGGACAAAAGGACACGGGAAACACCCGTGTCCTTTTTGTTGGTGTTAATGGCTTCTGGCTTTGGAATTGGTGGCGTCGTACACCCCGCTGGCAGTTAATCCTACCATGAGACCGTACACCACCGCGGCAAATGTGTTTGTCGCGGTCGGGTCAAGGTCTTTGTAGAAAAACTGATAAGATACTCCCAGCGCAGTTCCGATGAGCAAACTTGCGACCAGCAATGCGTTGCCGGCAACTCCGAGTTTTTTGATATATTCGACCAAAGCCAACACAATCAGCATTAACGGAACACCGTTGACAAGGTCTTGCATGTTACACCTCCATTATGTATTGATAGCCGTTGTAGATTTTCGCGCAATATTGTTTTCCGTCTCCGTCTATTTGTACCCATACATTTTGCCCTTCCTGTATTTCTGCATAGATTTCTACCTGTTCTCCCAAATATTTAGCCCCGATTTTCGAATATTTTATCCCAGCACCTGACCGCACGTTCAACGCCCAAACGGCAACCCTTCCGATTTTTGGTTTTGGAGTTTCTGGTTCTGGGTTGGGAAGGTCTGGTGTTTGGTTTAGTTTCCGTATGTATTTTTCTAGAAATTCTCTGGTCGGTCGGTTTTTGTCCACTGCCCGACTGGTCAAACCAAACATTCTGCCGTCATTATTCTCGTCCGCGGAATACTGGTGCAGCACCCAGGTGTCCCAATCTCGGACTTTGTAGGGGTCTTTGGCGGAATACCACGGTAAATCCACCATGTACCGAGCAACCCACAACCCAAATTGTTTCCACCCAGACCACGGAAGGACGTACGGATTCCACCAGCTGGCTCGTGTGTAAACAATTGGCTTGGGCAATTCGGGGAAGTATTTACTTTGCCAGTCCGACAGGGACAGCATCAAGTTTTGAATGACGGATGTTATTGCATTAGGATACAAATTCGCAGTGTATTCGCAGTCTAGTGCGACAGGCATGTCTGGTTCGCGATCTGCAAAGGTTTTTTGGAATTTTTCTAGGTGTTTTTTTGCAGAAATTTTTGGGTCGAGAAAAATATAAACGGACACAGGGATGGCTGCTGCTTTTAGAATGCCCCAAAATTTAGCAAATTTCGGATCCTCGAAATAGTCGCCCTGTGTACATTTTATATAGACCCCTACCACCCCGTTTTCCAGCATTTTTTCTGGCGCCAGAATTTCCCCGTTGTGGTGTGACAAGTCCAATAAAATTGGTTCTGTCATTTCAGCCCTCCAAGATATTGTAGCACTCCGATTGCGCCCAGCGCAGACCCAATCAGCGGAAGCAAAATTGGTAAGAATACTTTTTCCACTGTCCAGCGAAAATTAGGAGTCTGTTCTTTTATGCTGTGCTGTTCTAATTGCAGATGGTCAAGTTGCATTTTCAAATTTTCCAGCTGGTCGGAAATTTTCACCACATTTTTCGCCAATTCTTGTTGGAATTGGGTCTCTTCCCGTTGTTTTTGCCACAAATTGTCAACATCTTTTTGGATTTCTTCTATCGAATTTTGGATAACTGCGATACTAGTCACCAAACCAAAATCTCCGTTGCCTCCTCTCAGTGTTTTTTCTAGCGATTCGATACGCTTTTCCAAATTAGATTTCGGAGTTGTTTGTGGGCTCATTGCTTCGTCCTAATTAATCCTATTGCAAAGATAAGTTTCCGTTTTCATCTGCCAGCCCCAGCCATTGACAAATAATTTCTAGCAATTCTGCTTGCTCTTTCTGGCTTAATTTCGAAACAGATTTGCCATTTTTCTGTTTTAATTTTTCTAATGCCCTTTTCTGGGTTTCTAGTTTTTTGTTGCCAGCAATTTTACGTTCTTGGGTCATTTTGGTTCCTCCGGGAAAACGACCTTGTTTGGGTCGTTAAAATCCTGTGGAATGTCTCGTAGTTTCTGGCGATATTCTGCCCATGCCAGTTTTTGTTCCAATGTCAATGGCGCATTGGGCATTTGTGTCCAATCGCTTTTGGCTAAAAGTTCGTCTCGTTGTCGTCTGATCCTTTGCCATTTTGTCCAGACATCTTCTACCAATGTTTCGACTAAACCTTCTTGTTGCTGTAATAATCGTTCTTGCTCGTAGTATTTGTCTAATTCTGCTCGCAGAAACGAAACATAATCTTGTGGCAAATTTTCAACGAGCACAGAAATTTCTACACGTCCCTCTCTTGCGATAACAAATTTGTCAGTTCGGTAAATTTCCATAAACACCTCTATGCTTTATTGGACGCAAAAAAGTGGCAATATCCTACCCGATTGCCAGAACTAGTCAAATTTCGGTGAAAAATACCAATTCGAGTGAAAGAAAGTTTAGAAGGCAAGGATAAGGAGAAAGAAAAATTTGGTACAAAACCCATATCTACATACACATAAAGTGTACCACTTGAACCGTACACTAAACTGCTATTTATCTGCATTTGCACCAGTTGCCCACCGAAAAATTCTGAAGAACGTTGCGTTGTAGTAATCGTTCCACCGTTATCTCTAGATCGACTATAGACTGCCGCATCTACATTATTATAAGTACCAACCCCACCTTTAACATAAACTTCGGCAAAGTGATTGTCCGAACCGTCATCCAAACGGATGCCTGTTTCTGCATAGTTGGAGTCCGTTGCAACCAATCCCTCAATGTCTGCATTAGTCGCCGCCGTGATCGTTTTGTACAAAAAGCAAGTTACTCCCACTTGGGCAGTGGATGCACTCATTCTTAAAATGTGAGAATACCAATCGTAATAAATAGAGCCTGCAGGAGCATTTTCCCACTCTGTCCAATAACTAGACATAGAAGAGCTAGTAAAATGATCTCGCAGAGTCAAAGAATGTTCTATCAATGTTGGAAACTGCCCTCGCTGAACTGCTGGGTTTAGGTCTAAAATCTTTTGCCAAACTGTACCATCGTATATGTACAATATCGGATAAGACCCAGATGTCAACAAAAACCACTGTCCAGTTGCAGGTGAAGAAGGAAATGATGACCCGCTATCACAAGCCATCGCGATTGCCCGCAATTTCTTAAAATCCAAGCCCTGTGAAGTCAGCAATGCAGCAGTTTGTACCGTAGTAGATCCTGGTGATGTTATCTGGAACTCTATCCCTGTGCCGTGACTGGTGCTAGACCAATCTCCGTTTGCGACAAAATTTATCCTCGCCCGACTGCCACTAGACCAAGCCGATCCATCATAACCGTATGCAGACATCCGACCTAATACGTCTCCAGATTTTACTCCCCCAGTCAATCTACCACGCCAAAAAGTCAAAAACGCATTGTACGCATCAGAAATTCTACGCAAGTCGACAAAACCCCTCGACCAGTTGGTCTCCCCCTGGTCAGAATAAATTGTCGTCCCTTCAAAAGTGACCGTGTCCAATGACGGATCGTAATACAGCCCTGTAAGGTCTTTTAGCTTATTGCTAGCATCCCAGACTGCTAAACGATTTTGCGTGCCGGATCCGATGTCTGTCTCTTCTCGGTCTCCGTCCAGTTTGGTTAAAGTGCCAGAAACAGATGCAGTATCATATTGGACGGAGAATACTTTTACTTCTACGCCCGATCCAATTTGCAAATCTAATGTATTGCCAGAAATTATGCAATATTCTAAATATACTGCCATAATTAAGCTCCAGATCCAATTACCAAACCTTTTGTTTTTCCGACAAATTCACAATAATAAAATACAACTGTGCTTGTACCGACTAGAGAAGCTCCAGTTGCAGAACCAGAAGTAGAATCTGCTGCGAATTTGCAATATTTTGCTGAACCGTCAAATTGGTACCAGTATAATCCTGTAGCATAGCCTGTATTTGTATAAGCTATTGCGACTACATTTTGCATTGTTTTTGCATAGGATGCATAAATTGCATAAGCATCACCACTTCCGTTATTTTTCGCGATAATATACAAATTAACAAATTCAGGGTTTCCCCCAAGCGTAGTAGAAATTGCTCGAATCGCTGTAGATTTGCTAATTTCGTAGGATATTAGCAAATTTTCCAACCCTACCCAACCATTCAAATAAACAAAATAAGTTCCAACGTCCTGGATACATTTTAGCCACGTTCCATACCCTTCAGAAGAAGTCGGATTTTTTGTCCCGATAATTCGAATCTTTTTGTTTATAGATATTTGTCCTGTAAACGTAATTGTCGATGCAGGAATAATTATGCTGCACCCGTCAACAGAAGCTGCCAATGCCGCACGGAAGCCGTCCTCGTTCACTGGATAGAGTTTTGTGTCTCCACCTGGGAAAATTAATTGTATTCCGATTGGAGTCTCGGAAGAAAACGTAGTCTTTTTCGGACTTAAAGCAATTTGTAAGTCCCGCACCACGAACGGTTTTAGACGTTTCCACAGTTCTGGTAATTTTTCCATCTAGAAAATTTCTCCGATTCCAAACAATTGTTCCGAACCTATCGTTCGGGAAATGCGGAATTTTCCCGTGGCGTCATATTCGATTTCCGACGGGAAAAACACTTTTTGGAAAATCGACTTTTGCAACAAGTATGGCGCAAATTTTGGTTTTCGGAACAGGTCATTCTTAAACCGCGTCATGCCGTTTTCGTCCAAGAAGCAATAGTCTTCTATCGAACTTACCTCTGTATCGATTACCTCTACCATCAATTTTTTGTTTGCATCGACCCATGCATTAGCCAAATTCGATATTACCTTTAATGCATTCTTAATCTCGTATAATGCGGTGTTTTCGCCTTTTCGGAACATCTCGATGGTCTCTGGAAAATTGTTCCGAAAAATCGTTCCCTGCAGAAATTGTCCGCACTGTGATACCACATCTTCGATAAATGCTTGTACCGATTGCAATCCGACCAATTCAAAGTTCAAATCACCTTTCTGCGGAGACAACACCCAAGCATTTTTGGACGTATACCAAAGATATGGCTCGCCCCGTGGATAGCCCATGTCCAAGTTTGTATCGACCATAAAATACTTGGTTTTGTCCACCGACCCAGACCGTTCTACCGAAATCCAATACGTTGTCCCAGGGTTCAACGCAACCAAAGACGGCAAAGGTTTCTCCAGCCAATCTGAAGAAGTTTCAATTTCGGACGCTGGGATACTTACTTGCGCCAACACTGCTCCAGGCTGGCCGCTGGAATCAGAATGCAATTTTACTATCAAATTGTCCGTGGGTGGATTGTCCTCTGGATACTTCCACGGTCGGATCCGAATTTTGCCAGCATTCCAACCTGTGGTTGTTGCAAGTTGTATTTGCTGCGCGATCTTCGGACGGTCGTCCTCGCCGATCTCTCTACCGCCAGATCCAAGTTCGCTGTATCCTTCCAAACCCAACGGATTGCGATAGTAGACCCAATCCAGCGTTTGATATAACCCTGTAATTGTTAGCACAACCTTTTCTGACCGCATTCCGACCAGATCCAAGCCTATGAACGGATTTTTGTGTTCTTCTAAATATTTTGTAGCGATATTTTGTGCTTCTGTTTTCGTCAAATCGGACAAGGACAAAATTCGCTGCTTTTTGCCAAACGCTCGGATGCTTTCTGTATCCTCTATCCAGTCGGTTTCGACAAATTCTGCACCCATACTAGTAATTACCTTAACAGAATTGTACAAATTGTCGTAAGAACTGACCAAACTAGAAAAACCATAGGGAACTTTTACCCCTGTTACCAGCCCAACCCAGCGTTCACCGTCGTCTAAATCGACCAATTCGCAAAACTTCCCGACCCATGACAAGAATTCTTCCTCTGGAAACATCGGGTCTAGTTCTATTTCGGCAAAACTCAGACCACCATACAACGAGACAGTCATCCGATTAACCTTTGTGTGGTCGTAATCTACGATCTGATTGCCTGCCGCATCTGTTACCCTAGCAACAATCATGCCCGATACCTTGCCCTTGCTTTAATCTGCATCTGGACGGTTTTGTCAACATGTCCAAAGCCATAGGACTTATAAATTATTTTCGCAGTCCGACCCGGAACCCAACACAAATTGCTAGAACCCTTAATTACCCAGTGATCCAATATGTTGCCAGAAGCATTCTCTACCCATGCCAGCCGAGTGGATCCGTCCAGAACCAGTTTTTCCCCGTTTGCCAAAGGACGGCCACTGGCGGAAAACAATTCTACCGTGTCCAGAGTCGGCCATAGTTCCAAATAGTCTATGTCCGCAGTAGTAACATCCTTTGCCCACCCAAGCAGATTAAGCTGAAACGGTGCATAATCTAACAAATTGCTCAGTATCTCGCCTCGCAACAACCCAACCGTGTTCCACTCCGTGTTCAGCGCAAAAAACTGCCGCCAGTCCGTAAGCGGAAATAAACCTTGCGATAATTGCACCCCGAATAGGACATCTTCCGAGGGATTCAACCAGCGTGCCCATACGGTTAAACTTTCGTATTCCGACATTTGCGGATCGATAGACCAGGATCCCAACGTGTTCCAGCTGGTTGCAACATTATATTGTTTGTATCGCCCCCCTTGATACAAATTGTAATCTGGTGTAGCAGGTAGAGTTGTCCCACCCGTCCCAGATTCTGCAGAAAGTACATGGTCTGGGGCGGTCGATTGCGAATGCGTAAGGCATAGCCAGACCTTTTCGATGTCGTCCGTGTCTTGAGACGTCAGCGAAATTTTCAACGGATAAGGCAGCGCACTTTGAAAATCCGCAGTGTAGAGATTATAATCGTAATACGTGTAATTTTTGTAATTACCTTTTGCTCCTTGATTGCCTGTTACATTGTTAACAGTTATCGGACTAGTTGTTCCCATTCCCAACTGCAAACTTATTTCTTCGCTTTCCCAGTATTCTGGATGGCGAAAAACCAGATCTAATTCTGGTTTGCGCCCCCGAAAGTCGTGGTAAAAGGACTCTGGAAAGACAATTTTCAAGTCCTCCAGTGGTGTCCGATAATATTCTGTTCCGCTGTCCGACCAGTCTCGTTCCAGATAAACTCGCGGAAACGAGGGATTTTTTTGCCAACGTTGCACTTTCTCTACAAAAAATTCTAGGTCTCGCAACAGATTCAAGTTTTCGGAATAGGATACCCCAAGCAAACACAAAGCAATCGTGTCTTCTGTGTTGCCCGCACGATAGTCCAACATCCCATAGCCACTAGCATAATTTAGCAACAAAGTGATGTTTGGAATAACTGCATCGTCAAAAACCAGTCTAAACAAAGTCATACACTATAACCCCTTGCAAACCTAGTCTGCTTTCCGATCTCTTCCGCCAGCCGTCTGGCCAGATTTTGAATGTCGATGTCGGAAGACACTTGCGCATCTACATTGATTACAACATTTATCGGTGCACTGGTAGACGGAACAACCTGCTGGAAGTTCCCCGTATCCACTTGCAGCCCTCGCAATTGCTGGTAGAACCCTTGCTGCAACCCCAATGCCATTTGTGCTCCGATTTCACGGAACACCGCACTGGGAGAATGGATTCCCAAGATGTCTTTAATTGTTTGAATAACCGGGATAATTGCTCCGTTGAACGCAAGTGCAATTTTGTATGCAGAATCTAATACTCCGCGCACAATTCCGTCTACAATGTCCTTGCCGATGGATACAAAATTACCGATGTTAAACTTACTCTTTATTGCATTGACAATTTCTTGTACCTTTTCGGATACCTTGTTTTTGGCTGTGGTGAAACCGTTTACAATACCTTGTACAAATTGATTTATTTGTTCTTCTGTGTACCGAACAGCATCTTGCCAACGCAGTTTGATAACTTCTACCATTAGCCAAAGATTCACGTCAATTGCTTCTACAGCTGCTCTAACATTCTCAATGGGTTTTCCACCAAACGCTTCGATAAAATGGTTAACGTATTCTAATATGGTAATTGAAAACTCTTTAAGGTGCATTTTGAATGCGTCAAAATCTCCCCGCAACAAAGCGAAAAACATACCAATCTCTCGACGCAAAACCTGGAAACCCACACGGAATAATCCCGTTATAAAATCCCAGATCGATGCCCAATCGATAAAACTTTCTTTGCTTGTTTGAGTTTCTCCAACTATTTCCGAGAATTTCAATTTTATGGCTTCAAAAGTCGGCAGAATACTCTCTTGCCAAATTTGTGTCAATGTATCTCGCATCCCTGCCCAGTTGGTTTCCCAAGCCAGCGAAAATAACCCAATTCCAATTGCAATTAATCCAAGGACTAAATTTAAAGAAGATAATGAAGCCACAACAGAAGCAATAATAGATGCAATTCCTGAAAGTGCCAAAAAAGATCCGACAATTATTAAAGCTGTTTTGCCAGCTCCTAGCAGTACATCTTTGTATTCTACAAATTTATCTTTAATTTCTCCAAGTTTTTCGACAACTTTGTTCACCCAGGGTTCAATAGTCCCAGTATAAAATTCTTCTAATTGTGGACTAATTTCACCTAGTGAACTTTCAAATTCTTCGGAAGATATGCCTTCCGTGAATGCTGCTACAAATGCATTCTTAATTTTCCCGAAAAGTTTTAATACATCTTGAAGCCACGGTTCAAGAGTTTCGGTGTAAAATTTTTCTAATTCTGGGCTAATTTCGCCCAATGCATTTTCAAATTCTTCAGAGAATATCCCCTTTTCAAACGCTGTTGCAAATACATTTTTGACTTTTCCGAATACTTCTGAGACTTTGGTAACAATTTTCTCTAAAATTGGTGCAACCTTGTCGTAAATTGTTACCAATTCTGGAGAAATCCAGGATAAAGCCTCTCTGGCTTCAATAGAAAATACCCCTGCTTCGGCAATTGCCTCTCCCAAATTAACCACTTTCATGGCTATTTCGCCGAGGGTTTTCCCCATTTGTTGCAATTTATCAAGACCGGGACCCAGCATCCAGTCTGTAAATTTTTGTACCAGTGGCTGCAGCACGTCAAACACCCCCTGGAACAATGCCCGCAACCCAACATCTTTGATATCCTGTAATGCCCCCTTCATGCCCGCCCAAGATTTTGCCATACGGCCAACCGACCCGGCAAAGTCCCGTTTAGAAATTTGGATGAACTTTTTGATGAAATCTTGTGTGGTAATTCCTAATTCCCTGGTATCTTCGTTCAAATTGGAAAACGACACCCCCAGCTCGTCCAAGATAGACCGAACATCTATCCCCGCATTCAACAGCTGCCGCAAGTCTTGCATTAATATTTTATCAGAACCCGACAGTTGTGCCAACGCGTATGCCGCGCTGTTCAAATTCTCTTGTGTCAACCCAGAACCTGCTGCAACCTGCAGCAATGCATCAGCTAGCTCTTTTGCTTTTTCTACGGGCATCCCATACCGCGCAAAGTACAAAAACGATTCGGTCACTTGTTCCGTGGCGTACGGAGAACGAATTGCTAATTCTTGCAGCCACTGCATCAGCTCTTTGGTTTTTTCGGTAGACTGCGACAAGGCATCTGCCATTTTCAGTGCCCCGCCAGATGACCGAACCATGTCCCTTGCTACAACCGTCTCCAACGTCAGTCGTAAGCTCTCAAAATTGCTAACAGCATCCATCGCAGCACCACCCAATTGGTTCAGCTGGCTGGTAAACCGCATAAATATATTTGCCGTGACGAAACCAATAGACTGTTGAAACGATCCGATAAGATAGGACGACAATCGGCTGAAAACCCCCTTACCCACTGCTTCGGTTTTCATGAATGTTGACTGCAAATTCCGAAAAGCAGGGGTCGCACGATCATCTGCTAGCAATTTTATTCTGACGTCTGCCACGTTCTATCTCCCGTTGTAATTTTTTCTTCCAAGCAACCCAAGCATCCATCCAGTATGCAGATGCTTGCTCTTCTAAAACCCACGGTGGAATCCCCCATTCTTCAGATGCCAACAGCACCAGTTCTAGATACTGGGACTCTCGACTGTAAAATTTATCTCTTCTTGTTGCACTCCGATTATTTGTTGTAATAATGTATCCGCTTCCTCTGCGGATAGATTTTCCATAGCCTCTTCCCACGTGCCACCCTGAATTTCGCAGCCGACCTTTAAAATTTCTTCAATAAGGTCTTGCAGTGCTAGCAAATTTTTCGGGTCTTGAGTGCCGTTGGCCAGAACCTCCAAGATTCGGCGTCGCAGTTTGAAAGATCCAGGCTGCTTATTAAAATCATGCTTTGGTATAATAGTAATCTCTTGGGTCATAACGCACTTACATCGTTTACCACTTGTACAGTCAAAATCCGAGAATTGGTTGCGTCGTACAATGCTTTAAAAGACAACTCTACCGTAGCATTGCCATCGCGGTCGGAGAACAAGGTGTATTGGTCTGTTAAAATAACCGGGATGATAAAAGACAAACTTCGGCTTGCGCTTTTCGTGAAAGAAATTTTAATCTGTTTCTGGACGGAATCGGACAAACTTGCGTCTACAATCGCTTTCGAGGTCGCATTCCATTCAAACACGCAGTTTAGACCGATTTCCCAAGCCCCTTCGCCAAATGCTTCTGGTTGGGCAGCGGAAGAAATAAATTGTTTGGTGTGGCGATTGGGATTAATTGTAAGCTCAAAACTAATTAGAGTGCCCAGAATTTCAGTCGTACCAGGTGTGCCTGTCCAATTGTCCAAATAGAATTTCCCGTTCGAAATGCTAACATAATCAACTTCGGGCAACGCAATTGTTTCCAAAGAAGTCACAGGGGAAACTGTTCTGCCCAAAAAGTCCAGGGAACAAGTCAAATCCTCATCTGCTTGTCCAGACAAGGTCAAATTATTTGCTAGCATCCCTGTAATTTGGTAAACTCCACCGCTGAAGCCATACTTGCCCGTAAAAGACTTGGGGCTGGAAGGTGAAGTAGTCGGAGCATTAAACGTCCAAGTATAAGGATCCGATCCGCTCGGAGTAGAAGCTCCGAACAGCATAGCAAACGGATAAATAATGTGCTGGTAGGAAACGCCCAACTCCAAAGACCCATCCACCAATGGGGTCTTGCGCTTTACAATGTTCGGAACATATACGCCCAACTCTGATTCTACGGTGACTTGCGGATCCACGTTAACTTTTAAATCCTGCAAGCCCCGTAAGGCACGGTTTGGTGTAACTGCCGTCCCCCAAGTCGTCTCTACACCCAATTGGATTGTGCGCATAGCATAAATTGCCATCTTATTCCTCCTTCAAATTCTGCGGAAAAACAACCTTCTGCTGCTTGGGTTTTGTTACAGTTTCAAATTTAGCATATAGCCCTGTTGCCAGCAATTTTTCTTCCGTCCAGCCTTGCTGGAACAGGGTTTCCACGTCCTCGCTGTTCAAATTTCGGCGTGGAACTCCCAGCAAGAACTCGCCATTGCCGATATATTGATAGACCCAGTTCATTTTATCACCGTCTCCAGAATCAATCTAAACCCAATGTAATCAATTTCCGACACGGACAGAACCTGTACGCCGATACTGGAACATCGACTCAAGTGGTCGACCGAATCGCCCAGCGTGACATCTGACATAATTGCTTGCATACAATTTTGCAGCAATGTCTCAGCCGACTCACGCTGTTCCGACCGAACCTTTTGCGCCACGGGCGATACAACCGCATTTATTGCCCATCGGATTGTCCACATCGCTTCAAAACCCCGCGGGGTCGCGACAATTTCTTCCATCTGCAAAAACCCTGACGGAAGGTCGGCAGTGTTAAACTGGTACAAGTCGTTCTGCACTGTCAAGACAGACTGCAGTTGGGTGATAATTTTATTGCGAATGCCAGCAATCGACGGAACTACCATACTCTCCTGTAAGATTTTACAATAATCTGAACGTCTTTCGGAATCCCTTGTGGAATGGTCATCTGGCCAACGTCTGGCATGGCTGTAACATCAAAAACTTGCGCATCCTTCTGCCGATACATGTATGCCGCCAAACGTAAGCAAGCCATTTTGACATCTTCTGGCACGGTCAGGGAATAGCCCCAGGTTCCGTTCACGCTCCATACGGGATTTTCCGAAGTCGGATAATACGCAGATAATAGCTTTATCCAAATTTTGCGTTCGGAATTTCTCGGATGAAGCTCGATGTCCGAGGAATCAATAGTTTCATCGTCTAATTTTAAGGATGCCAACGCCAGCAGATCTTGGTCCAAAAAGATTTCTTTGGGGTTCTCAAAGCTGAAATATCGGATACCGCTAACAGGCTCAAAATACCGATCCGTAATGGTTTCAATCCACCGCTGCGACGCGGACAACGTAGTTGTTAGGATTGCATCCTCGCTGGAGGATGCAATCCCCAGATATGCTTTAAGCTCTGCCAGCGTGGCAATCCCCATACCTTACCCTATGCCAGTTTATCGGTAATCAAAAACGCCGATGCCACAAAAACTGGCGATGTTCCACCCAGCGTACACACCGACCTCACATACGGACGGGTGATGTCAACTTCTTTTGTGTAAGTGCCCGCAGCAGAGATGGTTTCGGTGGTGCTATCAGCAATGTCTGCCCAGGTGCTCCCGTCGTTGCTACCTTGCAATTTTACGGTCATGGTCGGAGAAGTTCCAGATACCGACCCGACCAAAACATACATGGTGGCTTTGCGACGAGTAGCAATCTTTTGAGTATGCACCGTGACGGATGAACCGTTGGTGTTTGCAGACAGCGATGCAGGTGCTTGTAAAACGACTACCTTTTGTTTCATGTCATCCCTCCGTTATTAGGAAGCAGCAACCTTCTGGACGCGGAATTTCCACGGTTCAACCAACATGCCACCAACTCGCTTACGGCACAGGAACAAAACCGTGTTGTATTCCGCATAAATCTCGGATAACCGCTGGATGGAAATTCCCATGCGGTCTACGATGGCGTATCCGCTCAAGTCTCCAAAGATAAGTGGAAACGCATTGGCAGCAATATCGGGCATGAACTCGTTTACCATAATTGGCTTACCTTTCAAACTCTCGGTTTCGCCGAGGGAAAGAGACGAGTTCAGCAGACTTGAGATAAGATACCGCCCTTGCGTATCTTTGAACTTTTCGATAGCCTTCTGGGTGGCGCTATTCATAACCCAGACCGCAGAAGCACGATATTGACGCGGTAACGCAAAGTACAAGTCTAAGATGCCATCCGCAGTCAGCGCACTCGCATTACCAGAGACCACTTGCGTAATGTCCGCGGTCTCCGTAATCAAACCTCGCGGTCGGCGCACCCCATTGCCAGCGGTGAACGCTTCTTCCTCGCCCAATGCAAAGCTCTCGGCAAATAACTCGGTCAACACGCTGGTAATGTTGAACGCAGAGTCCATCAGCATGTCTTCGGAAATGGGAACGGACGAATATGCGTTGTGGACTTCGATTTTCTTAATATCGAAAACGTCTGTCGACGTAAACCGATGGTCGGATGCGCTGGCGGGAAGTTCGCCCAACCAGTTCATGCGAATGCCAGAGGTGTAAATGTCATCCGTGGTGTATTTAATGTACGGAATCGACACCGCATCTCGACTGGTTGTATAGACCCGTGCTTTGCTGCGAAAAGTTGACATCGCCGCAACTTTTTTCAGCAACTGGGTCATAAAATCTTCCGGCACCAGATACCCACCTGCACCGTCCACGCCCGACTGCAAAGTTTTGCGGTCTTCGGGTCCCAGATGCTCCTTGCCCTTCGCAAGATACCCCTCGAACGCGGACTTGTAGCTCTTAGACTGCACGCCCACTGGGATAAGATACTTTACTCCGTCAACTTCGACCCATGACTTTTCGTCCACGGCAAATTCTTGGGGTTTTCCATCGCCCCAGACAGCAGGGGTCACCGTTGGCTTGGGTTGCGCAGCCCAGTTTTTGAGTTCTTCTGCTTTTTGCTTAAGCTGCTCCTGTTGTCGCAGTTGTTCTGCCTTTTCTAGTAAAGTTTTATATTCGTCCAAGTCAAAATTTTCTGAATTTTCTAGTGCTTCCAATTGCTCAAGCACTTGTTGTAATGTCTCCATGGCCAACCTCCATTAATTTTCTGTACAATTTCGGATCATACCGCAGCAGCCACTCTTTCCAGAGTGCTCGCTTGGCAGACCCACTTACCAGTTGCATTGCTTTTGCGAGATGGTATGCCTCGTCCACTGACTTGTAGTCGGGTGGGATTTTGTCCATCTCTTTGTAGTGTTGCACGAGGTGGTTATAAACCCCTTGCCTGTCGGAATCGGGAATGTCTACACCGCCCCGTGCACCCATCAACGCAGCCATCGCTGCGGAAACACCTCGCCAAACTGCTTTACCGACCCCGTCCGCAGACGGAACATGGTGCGGCAGTTTCAAGTCTCCGAATGCTTCGGGAGGCCAGTTTTGGCTCCACGCAAAATGGTTGCCGATCCTACGCTTTTCCGCGTCGGATAGGTCGTCCCAAGTGTCGCTGGTAAAATCTCCCAATGTTGGCGCGTTCCAGCTGGATTCTAAATCCACCCCGTACGAACGGAACGGAACTGCTGCTTTTTCCACGATGTAAGTTTTGTCGTTCGCTCCCCAATTGACAAACGAAATATCCCAAAGTATTAGCTCCGAGATAATGCGCTTGTTGCCTTCAATTTTCCACTTATTTTTGACCAAATCGAACCCGATAGAAGCCTCCGAAATAGCCCCTGCTTTGATAGCTTCGTACACCTCTTGCGCTCTGGGAGTGTCTAGAAAATTGACTTCTGCCCAAAGCCCCGTTTGTACTCCTAGGATGCCCTGGTCTGACAGGTCAATCTCTTGAATTTTTTCTACCGTTGCAATCGGGGGATCTTCGTATCGGTGGTTCCACAGGACTCGGATCCGTCTGGCTCGCTCTTTGAGGGTTTTCTTGAATGCCCCTGGCAGAATAATATCGCCTACCGAGTCTTCATTGCCTGTGGTTGCAAAAATTGCGGAAACTCTCTTGTCCGCCCATTCCGATTTTTGTAAAGCGAAAACCTTATGTTCCATCACTCCTGCTCCTATATTATACTACAATTTTGCTAATCTGTTATTAATCTCCTGCTCCATCGCTGCAGCAATTTTGCCCAAATTTTGCTCCATAACCTCTGCCAGCCTCCACCAGCGTTTTGCGTGATACCATGTTTGCCC